CGATGTTGCCGAACGCCGTGATGGCGTCGCGGGTAATGTCGCGGTACTGCTTCTGATGCTGATTGGCCTGGCCGCGGCGCAAGAGGCGCGGATTGCCGAACGCCATGGCGCCTTCGGGGACGTGGATGATAGGCGAGTCCTCGTGGCAGCGGTAGCAGCGGGTGCGGATGGGGGTGAGGACCTGCACCCACTGGTGCGAGACATAGGCCACCGCCTCCTCGACCGGCGAGGCCTCGGTTTCCGGCTTGAAGCGGATGGCGTCAGGAACCGACACGTAGGTCTCCTGCTTTCTGGATCACGCCGGCGGCGCGAAGGTAGTTGATGGCGGCCTTCTCGGCAACACCAGGGCCCTTGCCCTCGGCCTCGCGCTGGGCGGCGGCGTAGGTAATGCCGTTGGCCTCGAGCTTGCGCTGCAGCCAGCGCCGCCAGGCCTCATGCGCCAAGGCTGCCGCCACCACCCTGTCGTCCTTCTTTCCCGGCTCTGCTCCCACCGCGCCGCCATCCACCACGATGGTCTTCATCTCATCGATGAGGTAGAGCGAGAAGGTCTTGAAGCGTCCCAGTTCGAACGAGTCCTTGAACGACGACAGCATACTGAACTTGTTGTGGCCGGTGGTTTTCCACTGGAAGGCCAGCGACTGCTGCATGCTGTCGGGGCGCGAGTAGAGGTAGTGCCGCATCATGGTGAACACGTAGCGCAGGTCGTACTCGATCTTGCCATCCGGTGTTCTGTCGATCATCTGCGAGGCTTCCTGGCGCAGCTTGTTCATCTCGTTGAACACGGCCTCGCCGGGGCCGGTAATCTCCAGGTTGACCATCACGTTCCGATAGTAACCCGCAAGGTGACAGAGCGCCCAAGCGCATTGGTATGTCGAGATGAGCGGAGTAACAAATTCTGCGACCTGGACAAGTCGATCCGCATAGCATCGGCATACATTGATAACGCTTCGATCAGCTTCTTCTCCGCTTCCATACGCAGGGTCGCAGCCGATGGCGTAGTGTCCGGTGGCATCGGCTTCCTCCCACACCTTCAGCTCCGAGCGCGGGTTGCGCATGGCGATGACCGCCGTGTCGCGCCAGGTGTCGCCCATCTGGTACTTGAACGGCATGAACTTGATGTTGCGGGCGTTCTTCGCCGCCTCGGTCAGGTGCAGGGAGGAGAAGAACTGGGTGCCGGTGGCGACGAAGGCGTCGTCCTCGAGCCACGGGAACATCTCGTCCATCTTGTTCTGATCGCCGCCGTTCTCGGTATCGAGCTTCCAGCGGTACCAGGCGATCTGGTTGTGGTTGACGGTAATGCCGTGGCGTTTGTACACTTCGTTGACGCGCCGGCGCTCCAGCATGGTCAGCGGCGAGTTGTGGCCTTTGGGCATGAACATCGGGAAGCGTTCGTCCTCGTCGTGGAAAGCGTAGTCGTCATGCCGCCACCAGCCGACGAAGATGCAGCAGATTGTTGGATCGTCCTTACCCTCGCGCCACCGTTCCTCCCAGAAGTTGAAACCGTTTGCCGTCGTTTCTTCGATCTTCAGCCGGTGCGGATAGTGTGTGGACATTGTGGCCGACAGTTCATTCAGGTCGTCGGGCGAGCCCCAGAAGGCTACCTCCGTGGCATGGATAAAGTTATTCGCCGACGAGCGGCCAAGGCCGCCCTTGACTTTCTCTTTGATCCCCGCAACCAGGTACTGCAGCAGTGATCCGTTCTTGAGCACGATCATGTCGCGGTTCTCGGCGTCCCACTTGATCTTGTGGGTCTTGGGCAGGCCGGTAAAGAAGATCTTGATGGTGTTGCGGAACAAGGCTTTGGCCTGATCGGTGTGGGTGACGAAGGCGCCCAAGAGGCCGTCGTGCTCGAAGGCCCAGAACAGATCCAGGGCGATGAAGAAGGTAGTCATTCCTAATTGGCGAGCCTTCAATATTAGGAACGTCGTGACCCCCTTGTCCGTCGCCGCGCATATTTGATCCAAGACAAATGTCTGGGTACCCAACAACTGCATGGGCACCATGCCGTAGTCCTTGGTCTGGATGCGCAGCTTGGCGCAAAAGTCGAGGAACCGCTCGCGCGGGAACGGGGCGACCGGCAGCGGTGGTCCGCGCCGCATCAGTTGTCCAGCTCCTCTTCATCCTGCGGCCGGCAGTATTCCTCGCACAGTTTCTGGATCGCCTCGGCCAGCTCCTGCACGTCCATCTCGTCGGCGAACTTGACGTTGTCGAGGAAGTGGCGGGCAAGCTCGTGGCACATCGGGTCAACCGGCTCAGTCATTCGTCCGCCTCCCGCATTGCCTTGTAGACCAGGCCGATGGTCAAGAACAACTGGCGCTCGTTCTTCAGGTCGAAGGCGATGCTGATGCCGGACTCGCGTGCCGGCCAGTGCAGGCGGGCGAGGCGCATAAACTCGGCGATGCCGGCGTCGACCACGTGCTTGGGCGGCAGCAGCACCGCCTCTGGCTCGCCGGGGGCGGCCGCAGCCGTCTCTTCCTCGGCGTCCGGGATGAGCAGTGGGCCCTTGCGCATTGGTGCTACCTGGTGCTGACGCCGATATGGACACCGGCCAGCAGGTCGAGGAGCGGGATGATGACATAGAAGATGACGATGGCCACCACCACGATGAGCAGCACGACGTTGATGACCTGAGCGAAGATCGGCTCCATCGGCACCAGCGCGATGAGCTGGCGCGCGGCCCAGAAGATGAAGCCGGCGATCAGCAGGGCGATGACGACCTGGACGAGGAGCGGCAGCATGGGAGCACACTATCACCCCTAGGGGTGGTGCTACAACCCGGTAGCGAAATACCGTGCATCGAACGGCGGCTTGTTCATCTTGATGCGCTCGACCGAGATGCGGCCGGAGGCCACCAGCTCGCCGACGGCGTCCTTTAATTCCATCATCATCTGATAGTACTCATACGGGCGGTGCGAGAGGTGCTCGAACGGCGGGCCGCGGTAGAAGCAGATGCGCACGCCGGACGGCAGGTTCTTGAGCTGCTGCACCGTGTATTCCATCGCCGTACCCTTCAACCGGCCAGCTTCTCCAGCGCCTTGGCGATGCGCTGCAAGGCGCTCAGCACCTCGACCAGCACATTGAATATCTCCGCCAGCTCGTCGGGCGGCTGTCCCACCGGCTCGGTCATGGGTTATCCTCATCCTCTGGTGACCCACTTGGTGGTTGGGGAACGGCAAGCAGATATTTGACTGCTGGCGCGCCGCATTCCTCACATTTTCCCCAAACGTCATCCCTGCACCAAAGCCGACCCTCGGTATCAAGACTATGATCGCAATCGTTGCACCACGGCTGCAGCCAGATGACCGTATCGTGTGAATAACCAGTCATTTCCCATCTCCATGCCACAGCTTGTGCAGGTTCGGCCACTTCTCCAGGCTCTTCTGGTCGGCCAGGTTGGCGCATTCTATCAGCCGCAGCGCGTTGGTCACGACCGCATTGTGCCAGCCGAACTTGTTGAACCGGTACTCGAGGAAGCAATCGCCCTCGCCCATCTTTACTTCCTCCAGGGTCTTGGGGCGCTCAAGTAAATGAAACAGCCAGGCCAGCTCCTCGGCCTCCTTGCCGAACTTGGTGGCCACGGTGGCGCGGTTTGATTCTGTAGGTTCCACCAACACCTTGGCGAAGGCGTTGGTGCCGTAGATGGAGTGCAGGCCGGCGGCCAGGCAAATCCTGGTAGGCTGATCCCAACCCTTGTCCTGCGCCAACTGATGACAACGCATTAGATGGTCGTGCAGCGAGCCGGTGGAGTGAGCGATGGCCAGCGCGCCGCGCTCGCGCAGCCACTCCGACTGATACTCGAACTGCTGCGACCGCCGTGGCCGCGCCTTGTACATCAATGTCGTTCTAAGCTCGGTGCATTTCCTGCTGACGGCCCGGGCCGCATGCAGCATGTTGGAGGGCAGGATCACCACCCGATTGGCTCGCGGCAGGTACGACCAGTAGGTCTTGCCATCGGTGCAGACGGTCTCGCCAGCCCAGTCCATGGGCCACTCGTCGCAGATGTAGATGATGACCGTCAGGTCGCCTTCGCGATCGCTGTCGGTATGGAAATAGCCGTCGGTGCCGTAGGTGTAGCCGTTGACGTAGCAACGCACGAGCTTCATGCTGGCAATATTGAAGCCATATCCTCCTGTTCTTCTCTCGGAACTATCTTGCAGATAAGACCACCCATCCCACAATTGGTGGGTAAGGTCGTTACGGCACAAATCAACGGCTAAATCCGCCAGATTATAGGTGCTGTCGTGGATCGGCTTCCAGGCCCAGTGCCCGTGCGGGTCGGTATTGCGGTTGGACTTGGAGCCGTAGGTCATGGGCGCGGCGCGCACGCTCGAGCGCAGCCGTTCGTACAGCTCGGGGGGGAAGAAGTTGTCGAGCAGGAGGGGGTTCATACTCCGCCCATGCCTTCGCATTCATTGTTGAACAGATCCAGTTGACCGTGGTCCTCCGGTGTCGAAAGGTCTACTTGGTCGAGCGGCACGCGCTGGGAGTGCATGAATTGTTGCGCTTTCATGGAAGTGCCGCCGTTACGAATCAAGCGATCGGCTGCGATGGCGTCAGTCCACGACACCGGATCATTGTCGCGCATTTCGCGCCACATGGCATCGTTGTGGAACGGGCAACCGATACAGGCTGACTTTGGGGCGCTATATCCATGCTTGGACAGCCACGACAAACAATCGCGGCGTGACATGCTTTTTTCGATCAAAGGCCATCGGTTTACGATGTATCCGACCTGCGATGGCTTCATGCGGATAGCCTCGTCCATCGAAATACCTATCCACATTTCCGCGCCCGCCTTCGTGGTCTTGCCTCCCAGCAACTCTCTGACCTTGCGGCGGATCGGAGTCAGTTTGT